CTGACCCTGAAAACCACAAAGAACGGCAAGGGCCAGCTGACAATCGAGCTGCAGGGGCATGTTTCCATTACCAACGTGACCAAGTGCCCGATGGAGTTCTATGTGGAGGAGGAGATTGCGGCATGACGTTTGTTTTTGACCTGCCCAACGAGCAGCTGCTCCCCGCCGCCTTTGACGTGGTGGAGAAAATCGAGGAGTTTGTCAGCGCAACCAACATGAGCGAGCTGAAAACCGCCCCCAAGGATTGCGAGACAACTCGGGAGGCCGGGCGGCGGAATATCCGGGCTATGGCAAAGAGGGCTTGCAAAGAATTCCCTGTGGAGACCGCAAGGGTCACCGATGCCATGTGGATTTGCGGTGAAAACGAAATTGCCCCCAATGCCATTTCCACGTTCGTGAAGTGTGTGAACCGGGCGGACGTGATGGATTTTTTTATTTCGCTTCTGTCGCTGGCGTAAAAGGCTACAGCCTGGCGGTGTGCGGTATCCCTCCTGCCCTGTGGGACAAGCTCCCTTTCCGCGGCATCCTGCATCTGCTAAAAGTACAGTATCAACAGCAGATGCAGGATGAGGCATACCGAATTTACACCACCGACACGCTGAAATATATCTGTGAAAGTGTAACCCAGCGCCTTGGCGGTAGGTGCATGGCGCAGAGATATGTAGACTTTACAGACCAGCGGAAACCGGAACAGCAGGAATCCGGGGACGAAATCATAAACCGGCTGGGCGAAAAGCTGGATGCCCTGCGCACAGAGGTGCTGCAGCACGCGGAGCTGACGGTCAGCCTGTACGGCAGCGAGGATTAGATCTTGCAATTGCGCTTATCGTGCAGGATAACGCAAGCGGCCCAATCAAAAAGGTTGGAACAACTGCTGCCCAAACCTCTGACGATATTGCAAAAAGCATGGACAAGGCCGGTGGGGCCTACGAAAAATTCAACGAGAAATCAAAACGGGTAAGCAACGATTTTCAAGCCCAGCAGAAAAAGCTTCAGCTGTTAAAGGACAAGTATGTCGAGCTTTACAGCACCATGGGCAGCGGTGCCGCTGAGACCCAGAAGGTTGGAGCGGAAATTGAGGAGCTTTCCGGGAAGGTCGCCAAGAACAGAAAGGCACTGGAAGAGGCAGAGGCGGCCGCGGATTCTTTTGACAAGTCCATAGAACAAGTCCCCAATTCCATGGACAAGGCCGGGAAATCGGCGGACGGGTTCGGCAGCTCCCTGGAAGGGCTGATACCGAAACTTACAAAAGCGATGCTTATCAAAAAAAGCGTTGAAGCCGTGGCAGACTTTGCGGTGCAAGCGGTGGAACAGGCATCTGCCGCCGAAACATCATTTGCCAAGGTGAGCACGTTACTTTCCGAGACGGACAACAGTGCCTATTTTGAAAGCATCAAAAAAGGCTCCCAGGAAACCGGCGTTGCCATTTCCGATTTTTCTGACGCTGTATACAATGCGTTATCTGCGTCCGTTGACCAGGCAAACGCCGTACAGTTTACCACCAGCGCCATAAAACTGGCAAAGGGCGGCTTTACTGATGCGGCAACCGCCGTTGATGTGCTGACGACTGCCATCAATGCCTACGGCCTGGAAGCGTCTGATGCAACAAGGATATCCGACAAGTTGATCACAACGCAGAACTTAGGTAAAACAACCGTCGGAGAGCTGGCACAGAATTTGGGCCGGTCAATTCCTACGGCCAGAGCGTACAACGTGAGCATTGACGAGCTGCTTTCCTCCTACGCCGTTATGACAAAAAACGGCAACCAGGCGGCAGAATCCACGACGCTGATCAATGCCATGCTGAACGAAGTCGGCAAGTCCGGCACGACGACGGCAAAAATCATCAAAGAAAAAACCGGCCACAGTTTTTCGGAATTGATGGCTTCCGGTACATCCTTGACGGATGTGCTTAAAATCTTAGCCGATTCTGCATCTGCTTCCGGACTTGCGATCAATGATTTGTTCGGCAGCGCAGAGGCCGGTAAAGGCGCGAATATCTTGCTAAACAACGTCCAAGACGTAAACGCCGCAGTTGCAGCCATGGGAGACTCTGCCAGTGCTACGGAATCTGCGTACAGCAAGGTTATGGATACGCTTTCTGAGAAAATGGCGAAGCTGAAAAACAACTGGGAGCTTGTGAAGGAAAGCCTTGGAGCGGTTGTGCTACCGGCTGTAAGCGGCGTTGTGGACTGGTTGAACAGTGGCTTTGATAAGATTTTTGGGAAAAATGAGTTTAAGGGCCAGGCAAGCAATCTGGAAGAGGCGACCCAAAAAGCCAAGGAATATGGCGACCAGATAGACGCAATTTATGCCAAGTATGAAGCTGGTGAAGAAATAACCTCTGGCGATATGTACCGTATCAATCAGCTGACCGGTGCTATGAACGATTATCTGGCACAGGCCGAGGCCTTTAAAAACGGAACCGCCGAAATTGCAGATGCAGCCGCAGACCCGGCGCAAAAGTTCGAAGACGCGACCAACCAATATATTTCTTCGGCAGAAGCGCTGATGGCTGAGTATCAGGCAACGTATGAAAATACGCTTGCAAATGTGGAAAAATGGTTTGGGCCGTTTGATGAAGCATCGACAAATGTTAAAACGAGCCTAGCTGATATTACTGCCGGGCTGCAATCCCAAATCGACTACAATACCAAGTACAGTGAGAATCTTCAGTATTTGGCGGATAGCGGCCTTGGCAGCATGAGCGATGCCCTGCAAGCCTACGGAAAAGACGGCGCTGCATACGCTGCGGCGCTGGTGGAATCGCTGGAATCTGTTGGAGGTGCGAGCACTGCTGAAGGGCAGGCGATTGTGGAAAACCTGCTGGCTTTGTCCAGCGGCGTTGAAGAATCCCAAAGCAAGCTTGCCACAAGCATGACGGACATGAACGGTGAATTCGCGTCAAAAGCAGAGGAAATAGCGGCGGATTATGCCGAAATGATCGAAGGGCTAAACAAAGCGGACGAGGCAGCAAGCGCGGCAAAATCTACTATGGATAGTTTCGTCCAAGGTCTAGAGGGCGGCAAAGGGAGTGCAGCTGCTGTAATGGCGGGCCTTGC